GTCGGGGCTGGCGTGTGCGTTAGCGATGGTCGGGTGCGGGATGAGGCCGATCTCGCGCACCGGCAGATTGGTCAGGAAGCTATACGCCGCGCGGGCCTCGGGTTCGTGCTCGGCGCCCCACTTCGCGGCGTTGCCCCATCCCTTGGCCTGCCGAGTCAGACGCTCGGCGGCGATCTCGTACATGAGATCCTCGCTGGACTTGGCGCGGGCGCCGGTCTTCAGCTTGGCGATGGCCGAGCCGACCCGCGAAGCCCCCAGCGAGCCGCAGACGGCCAGCAGCCACTCGGGCGAGCGCTGAACGAGTTCGTCGTTCATTTCGGCCTCGCCGCAGTGAAGCCCGCGCCGCGGGAGATCACGGCCATGAAGTTGCACCCGTCCTTTTCGATGTCGGTGGTCCCGCCGCATTCCTCGCAACGCCCTGTCCGATAAAACTTGTTCTTCTCGGCCATGGTTTGCTTCTCGCCGCAGTGCACGCAATTGAACTGCTGGTGAACGTCCCAGCCCTCGGCCACGCGATCGAAGGCGTTCTTGGACACCTCTTCGAAAGGGTGGAGCTTCATGACATCCTGCGCTTCTTCTGCTCGAGCATGCTGATCGCGCGTTTAAATTGTTCGACCGTCATCTCGGCGACCGAGGGCGCCCCGACAACCGCCAGGAAGGCGGTGAGGTTCGAGTCGGTATCGCGGACGAGCTGCTCGACGAAGGCGATCTGGTCGACGTCGATGAGCGGGCTTGCGGTGGACGCTGCGTTGCCGTCGTCGTCCTCGTCGGCGCCTGCGATGCCGACCAGCGAGAACAGGGTGTAGCGCTTGGCGTAGGTGAGGGCCGAACCCATCTGCTGCGGGGTGAGCTTGGCGTAGGCCCCGACCGGCCAGGTCGCGTCCAGCGTCTGGCCTGAGACGGCGTGGATGAGGCTGGTGGTCAGCATCAGGATGTCGCCGTCGATATGGGTGATCTGCACCCACGCGACCCCGTGCTTCGACAATGGCCCGCGAATGGCCGCGATGCCGTCGGCGAGATTGGTGTATTTCGACTTGAAGTGCGGGTTCTCGGAGCCGCGGGCCGGGTTGCGGATTTCGCCCTGGGCCTTGGCGAGGGCCTCGGCCAATTTGCCGGCGGCGCCTGCGCGCTCGCTGAGCAGCGTCTCTTCGATATCGTTCATCGCGTCCCCCTTGTGAATGCGCATGGTTGCGCTAACCGCACCGCATTGTCAATAGGCTTCAGGCGCCTAACCATACCGCAGCCGACCAGACCCAACCGGACCCGACCATTCCCGAGCCCGCCACGCCCGGCCTGGCCCGTGCGGACGCGCCCCCTGCTTGCCCTGCCACGCCTTGCCTTGGCCAGCCAAGCCAACGCCGAGGCCAGCCAAGCCACGCCATGCCGCTGCGCGCCGGCCCCGACCCCGCCTCGCCTCGGCATGCCTCGCCGGAGCGAGCCCAGGCTCACCTAACGTCATAAGCGATAATGCCAAACCGTCCGAACGTCGGTCGAAAATCAGCCAAGCCAATCAACCGCCCAGCCTCTTCGATCGCCTGCCGAAAGGTGATCGGGTCGAGGTATTCGGCCAGAATGATCTGAAACTCAAAGGTCAATCGCCATCCCGCCAACATGGCCGGGCGAACGCGGGTGATGCCCGCGCGCTGCACCATGACTCTGCGCTTGTCCAAATAATCCCAGTCAGTTTTCCCGAAGCTGGCCAGCGGCGTGAGCGAAACGATGGCGGCCTTGTATAAATCCTGCGCGCTCTTGCGCGGCGATCGCGGGTCCTGGCGGAACTTGGCGGCGCCGAGGATGGACTGTCGCAGGTATTCGCCCGGCAGGCAGACCTCGCCTTCGGCGTTGCGGTACACATAGCTCTCGACATTGTCGCTTTTCTTGGCCTTCGAGCCTTTGGCGGCCTTGCCCTTCGCCTCAACGCCATCGACATTCCATCTATGAAACAGCAGGTCCGCTGACCCCTCGATCGTCACTGTGGCGATGTACGGCTCGCCAGCCTCGATGGTGACCTTGCCTGCATTGCTCACTTGTTCACTGTTCACTTTCACATTCTTATTCATTGGTTCCTCCCAGAACCGCGCGCCATGCCATGCCGATCCGCACCTCGCCCCAGCAGGCCTTCGCCTAAGCCGACCAAGCCACGCCTGGCCTTGCCTCTGCTTGCCGCGCCCACCCTGAGCCGACCCAGCGCTCACTAAGTTGCTAGAGCAGCAACCCATTGTCAAGCGACTTGCCAAAACGGTGCCGTGAGGGCATCTTTGCCTCATGTCTTGGCCTGCTCCCCCCACCAAGTCCGACCGCGAGATCCTCGCTCATCATCCCAACGCCCGCCTCGGCCTGATTCGGGCGCGCGAAATGCGCGGCATCAGCCGCCCCGAGCTCGCGCGGCGGCTCGGCGTCAACCGCTCGCAGGTGTTCCGGTTCGAGACGGGCGAGTCGTCCCCGCCGCTGGCGTTGGCGCTCAGGATCATCGACCTGCTCGGGCCTGGCGCCACCTTCGACATGTTCAGGACTGCGGCGTGATTTCGTGGCCGGTCACCATCGCGCGCAATGGCAGGCCGTTCCATCATTTGGGCGGCGTTCAGTTCGGCCGGTTAATCGCGGCTGAACTCGATGAGCCAGGCGCGCGTGGAGCAACACGCTGGTTCTGCCACTGCGCCTGCGGCAAGACGACGGTTGTCTCGACCAGGAATTTGATCACCGGGCGCAGCCGTTCGTGCGGGTGCATAAAACGCGAGACAGCATCAGATTGGGGTCGGGCGAATCGCAAGCGCGCGAGAGCGTAATGACCGCTCCCTTACAGGTCCAGCGCGGGCCGCGGGGAGGCTTCCTGCGGCGCACGCCGGCGCTAAGTCCGCTCGAGAAGGCCATTCAAAGGGCCGTAATTGACCACTGGAAGGCCCTCGGCCTCCCGGATACCCTGGTGGCGGCGATTCCCAACCAGGGCGCCCTGGGCCAACCTGGGCTCACGGCGGGCGTCGCCGACCTCCTGGTGATCGGCCCCAACCTGCCCCATGGCGCGAGGGCGGGGTTCATCGAGCTCAAGCGCGACCCGTGGTCGAAGGTCAGCGACGCCCAGCGCTCATTCGGCGAACTGTGTTTCAAGCTCGACATCCCGTTCGCGATCACCGTCGGCCGGGACCAGCCGATCGAGGTGCTCGAGGCCTGGGGCGTGGTCCGCAGGGCGCTGGTATGAGCCGCATGATCGCGGCTGTGGATAGCTGTGGACAGGCAAAATGGCGCTTGCCAGATTCCGCGAATCACGGCACAAATGACGAAGGGGCCGCGGCAGTCGGCCACGGCCCCCGATAGTCGCCGATCGCGCCCTGATGGGGGCCACCGGCTGTCACTCTAACCTACCAGGGAAAATAAGTGACAAGCCCCAACATAGCAACCCGCAAGCCCCCCAGCAACCCTGGCGGCGCCGCGAACTTAGTCCGTAACCGTACGTTTTCGCCGTGGATCAAGCTCGGCGATATCGCAGTGGGCATCCGAGACAGGATGAACGCGGCGCACGAAGACGAGTGCGAATCGGCCGCCATGGCCGTTTTGCGCGAAAAGAAGCGGCGGGGAACCACCAAGTGGTGATCCTCGCGCGCGTATACGCTAAACTTTGTTAGTCCAGTACATAAGCTTTATCCGGATAGCGCACTGAACTTGTTGGCATCCTCCTTCTCGAATGCCCCTTGCTCCGCTGATCGCTAGCCGCCATCGTCGATGACGCGCGCTTAGCCCGCTCCGTCGTAGAGCGCAGCCCTCACCACGGAGGGGTTACTAAGTCTATTAGAAACAGAGAGTCTAATAAGAAAGGGAGAAATAGATGTCAGATTCTAGGGATCTGAATGTCGTCCAGGGGCCACCGATTACGGTGATCGAAAAAAACAAGGGCGAGCAGTTTTGGATCCAAGTCAGGGAATTTCGAGGCCACAAGCTCCTGAACTGCCATGTCTGGTATCGGAGCGCTGATGGGCAAATGAGGCCAGGAAAGAGCGATTTAAGCGTAAAAGTTGAGAAAGCCAGAGATCTGTTAAGCGCGATGCAGAAGGTATTGACTGAAGCGGGATTTTAGCCGCGCGCGAGGCAAAAATTGGTTGACCGATCTCCGATCATCCGGATCTCCGACCCAGCCATGGCGTGGCACGACATCGACCTCAATGACCTGCTTGGCTCGGCCAAGCGCGAACTGGCCTTCCGGCAGCGCATCTACCCCAAATGGGTCGACAAGGGCACGCTGAAGGCCAAGAAGGCCGAGGAGGAGCTTGAACTGCAGCGCCAGCTGATCGACTTCCTGACGCATTGCATCTTCAAGGCGGTGACCCGCAGGGAGGCTCAGCAGTGATCCATGGATCGTCCGCCCGCATCCGCGTTGAGCCTTGTGGCTTCGCACATGGACATGATCGAGAGCTTCGCGATCTCGGCCAAGGAGGCCGCGCGCCGGCACGACAGGGCCGAGCTCGAGATGCGCATGAAGCAGATCCGCAAGGAGCTGATGGACGCCATCGCGGCCTTCAAAACCATTGACGACACCCTCGAATCGTGACCATTATCAATGGCATGGCCGAATACTTCACCCGCGCGACTTGGAGGCGAGGCAAGAAGCATCCATGGTGCAAGCGCACCAAGCCTTACGGCGGATGCAAGACGGCGCCGCCTGAGCTTCTGGAGGCAGGCAAGGCCACCAGGTTCGGATCAGGCATCCATAGGATCTGCTCCGCAACCACCAGGGCGGGCCATCCTTGCGGCAACATCGCCCTCAAGGACATGAAAGCCTGCGGATATCATGGAGGCTACGGCCAATGGGCTCGCCAAGGAAAGCTCATCCAAACGGGACGAGCAAAGGCTATCAAAGCCCAAAACCCAAAAACCTCGCCTACAAACCCTCAACTCATACTGATCCCTCAATACCAACAAGCTTCCCCTTGGGATCGAATCCGACTCGCCAAAGCTTGGCAAACTCCAGCCTGGCCACACCTCATCAAAACCCTGAAACAGCGCGATATCGCGGCTTGCGTTTGAAAGCTGAGACTGCGCTCGAGGTCCTAGTGGTCGACGATTCCTGCCCTCCGAACGTCCGCGCGGCCGCGGCCCGCACCCTCCTCGAGCTGGTTGGAGCGATTGGCGCTAAGGCTCCGAAACATGAGGCGGATCAAGGGCTTGACGATAGCCTCGAGCCCGAGAGCCTGAGCCTAGCGGATATCGACAGGGAGCTGAGACGGCTCAGTTAGCGGGCGGCTCTGACGGTTCAGGTGACGGTATTGGCGCGGCTTGCTCGGTGGGCGGCGAGTGATATCAATGGCTTGAGCGTCTCGTTGACAATGTAGGACATATGGTTCGCTGGCCGGGAAGGCCTAATCACCCCTCCCCACCCACGGAAGAGGGCGCACCCGCCAGTGCTATGCCCTCGCCCAAAAATTTCGTAGCGCGTGGACATTTTTCGTAACGTTCCGTTACGGGAACGGTTATTGTAACGCGTAACGCGCGTAACGGAGGGTTGGATGGGTGACGGTTTCAAGGCGCATGATCCGCGGCATGGCGGGCGGTATGGTCGTCAGGTACAATTAGGTCCGTTGGGGTTGGCTCGGCGGTATGTGGAGGTTTCGGTGGCGGAGGAGGAGCGTGCGGCTTTGGTGAAGGCTCGCAAGGGTGGTCGGCCGAAGCGAGCTGTTGGGGCGAGGAGTGCGGCGGAGCGGATGAAGGCTTACCGGGAGCGGCGCAAGGCTGGGAAGTGAGGGGTCTTTCTCGAATGCCCTTGATGGGATAGACTGGGTTCGAGCGCCGTAGGCCGCTTCGGCAGCGGGTTGAGCTTGGCTCCCCATGGGTACCTTTCTCCGGCCTACGCGGGTTTACGATTTCACGGCCTTTTCGCGTCGGACGCCTGCGTCGCCGGTTCCTGGCGATCGGCTGGACGCGCAGTTCAGCGCGCATGCGGATGCGATTGCGGAATTGCAGGCGGCGTTGGGTCGGGTTGACGAGGTTTTGCGGCGCCGGGACGAGGTGGTCGCGCCTGCGGTGTTGCGGCCATCGCCGGAGGAGGTCGAGGACTTCCGCTTGAAGGCGGCGAATGCGGATGCGGTCCTGGCGGAGGCGAGGACCGAGCTGGCTCGGGTTCGGGTTGAGGCGGCGCGGGCGCGAGAGGCTGCGGAGGACGCGCAGGCGAGGGCGGTAGCCGCGGCGCAGGCGGTTGAGCCGCCGGTCCCTACGGAGGCGGCAGCCTCTGCAGTTCCGTTGGAGGCGACGAGCGCGCTCCTGGGGTACGGGGCGGGCGGGCCTTATGCGGTTGACGTTCCCGGCGCGACGGCGACCTCGGCCGACTATGCTCAGGTGAGCATTGATTGGGCCGAGTTCATGGATGGGAACAGCACCATCCCGCCGAACATATTGGCGATCAACGCGATCAGCGGGGACCATTGGAGCTCGCGATGGTGGGCGAACCGGGCGGCGAGCGCGTTCGGGATGCTGGCGTGGTGGTACATGGGCGCGTGGCCCGGGATGCCGCCGACGACGCCGAAGACCCCGACGGGGCAGCCTATCCCGGTTGGAGGAATGTTCTTTAACACCACGACCGGGACGATGATGGTGTGGAACGGCTCGACCTGGGTCAACGCCAGCGCGCCGCAGAAGGGGGTGACGGCCTCTTTATACTATGCGGCGACCGGGGGGCAGACGGCGTTCCCGTTGGGGACCGTCGATCGGCACGGAAACACCTTTGCGTTTTCGGCGACGGTCCCCGAGGGGGTCGAGGTTTACATTGACGGCGCGGGCCGCCTCGAGCCGCAGTTTGACTATACGGTCAATTATGGGACCTCGACGGTGACGCTGGTGGCGGGAGCCCCTGCGGGGGCCATCGTGACGGTGGATGTCCTGGTTCCCGCCTTGGCGCTGACACCGTCGGGCAGCGCGAACACGCTTCTCATCAACGCGATTGTCCCCGACGGGACGACCACGGTGTTCTCGGGCCTGACCATTGCGGCGACGGGTGCGCTGGTCAGCGCGGCGAAGAGCGAGGAGCTGTTTGTTTCGGTCGACGGGGTCCCGCAGCAGCCGGGGGGCGCCTACACGGCGTCGGGGTCGAACATTACCTTCGCGGAGGCTCCCGCGGCGTCCTCTCTTATCTATATGGTGTGGTACGGGCCTCCGGTGCTGGCGGGGAGCGGCGGAGGGGGGATTGGCGAGGCCCCCAACGATGGGCAGTACTATGCTCGCCATAGCTTAAATTGGGCGGTGGCGCCCGGCGGGCTGACCGATGCGACGGTCGACGGCACGCTTTATGGGCGCAAGAGCGGGTCGTGGCAGCACGTCACCCACAATGATCTCACCGATTGGGCGGCGACGATCGCGCCTTATGCGCCGTTGGCGAATCCGGTCTTCACCGGGGATCCCAAGGCCCCGACGCCGTCTCCTGGGGATAATGATACGTCGATTGCGACCACGGCGTTCGTGGCCACGGCGATCTCCGGCCTCGGAGGCGGGGGAGGGGGCATTGCGGACGCCCCCAACGACGGGACGAGCTACGCCAGGAAGAGCCTTGGCTGGTCGCACCTGACCCACAACGACCTGACCGACTGGTCGACGGCCTTGGCTGGGTACATTCCGGTTGCAGGCGGGACCGCCACGGGGGCGTTGGCGGCGCCGGCGTTCAATTTGAATACCGGCGGTTCGACCTTGGGATCCTATTATTGGGATGGGGCCGACAATTCGCTCCATCTCCTGCATTCGGCCTCTGGCGGGACGGTCAAATTGGCCGCCGACGGTTCGTGCTCGATCAGCGGGGTGCTGAGCGCCGCGGGCGGGGTCCTGAGTGGAGGACTGACCGTCCAAGGGCCTGCGGATCTTAAGGTCCAGGCGGTGACCGCAGCCGCGACCACGGCAATTAATAGAAGTCTCGGCGAGAATGTCGCGCTGACCCTGGGCGTAGCGATCACCACGCTGAGCATATCCGGCTGGCCGGCGAGTGGGGTTACCGGCAAGGTCAGGTTGCTGATCACCAATACCGGAGGCAATTCCATTGCTTGGCCGAGCGGGACCAAGTGGCCGGGCGGGACGGCGCCGACCCTGTCGGCCTCGGGCAAGGTCGATATCGTGCTGCTCATGTCCGACAATGCCGGGAGCACGATCTACGGCTCGGTGGTCGGGCAAGACTATCGATGACCACGGTGATCATCACGGCTTCGGGAAACTGGACGGTTCCGAACGACTTCGGGCCGGTCAACCAGGTGCACGCGATCGGCGCGGGCGGCGGCGGCATGTCGGGCTGGACTAGCGGGCCGCGTGGCGGAAATAGCGGCGGCGGCGGGGCTTATGCGACCCTCGCTAACATTGCTCTGACTCCGGGAGCGTCGATCCCGGTCACCATCGGCGCGGCGGGGGCGGGCGGCATTTATGCCCTTACTCCAGGCTATGGCGACGGGACGGCGGGAGGGGACACCAATTTTAATTCGGGCCAAGTCATCGCCAAGGGTGGCGGGGGCGGAACACATATAGCGACAACGATTGGCGGGCAAGCGAGCGCCTGCACGCCGACAACGGGGGCATCCAGCGGCGGCGGCGCCGTGAATAATCCGGCTTTTATCGGCGGCATTGGCGGCGGCGGCGCGGGCGGGATCAATGGCGCTGGCGCGGGAAGCGTTCAGGCGAACGCCGGGGGCGCGAGCGGCGGCGCAGGCAGTGGCGGAACCGCTGGAACGTCGACCGCGACGGGCGGCAACGGGACTGTAGGTGGAACAGCCTTCGATGGAACACTGGGCGGAACGGCTGGCGTCGGCGGTACGACCGGCAGCGCGGGAGGCGCGGGTTCGCACGGTTCCGGCGGCGGCAGCGGCGGATCAAATAGCGCCAGTACCGCTAGTGCTGGAGACGGGGGCGCTGGCGGCGCGGGCATCGAATGGGGGACGGCGGGCTCTGGCGGCGGAGGCGGCGGTGGCGGCGGTGAAACCGGCAACGGGATTACGACATCGGGGGCAGGCGGCGCTGGCGGCCTTTATGGCGGCGGTGGAGCCGGTGGAGGCTGGGCGGGGAACAGCAAAAATAATGGCGCCGGCGGCAACGGCGCTCCCGGCGTGATCGTCGTCGTCTACACGCCGACAGCCGCCAAAAGCGCGGCGGCCATCATGATGGGAGTGTAACGGCTTGAGCATTCAAACCCGCATCCAGTCGCTGCAGCTCGCCACCGCGGGTTTACGGCCGTCGGTCGGGTCGCGGCTCCCCGGCACGATGTACGTCAACCTGCCCGACTTCCAACTCGGCGCCGTCGATCCCTTCAAGACTCCGATCGACCTCCTGGTGGCGCGGGTGTTCTCGGCCTTGGCTCATTATACAATTGGGCAATATGTCTGGAACGGCGGCTTTCTCTACCGCTGCATCCAGGCGGTCGCGCCTGGGCCGTTCCTCGCCAGCCAGTGGTCGCAGGTGTTCACTTCGAGCGACGTCGCGGGCGTCTATATGCCGATCGCCGGCGGAGTGTTCACCGGCCCGATCCAGGCTCCGGCGGGATCGGTGATCGCTGGCTACATGCCCCTCACGGGCGGGACCTTCACGGGGCCGGTCACCCTTCCGCCAGGCTCGGCGGTCGCCGGTTACATGCCCGTCACAGGGGGGACGTTCACCGGGCCGATCGTCACCACCGGCGGCTCGACCATCGTCGGCTACATGCCGATCACCGGAGGCGCGTTCTCAGGCGTCATTCAAGCCCCCGCCGGCTCAACCATCGGAGGCTACCTCGCGCTGACCGGCGGCGCCATGACCGGCATCCTGACCCTCGCCGGGGACCCCGTCTCGAACCTGGACGCCGCCACCAAGGAATATGTCGACGCAATGGTGGCTACGGGCGGCCCGCCGATCGTCGGCGGCACTTACCTGCCCCTGGCCGGCGGGACCATGACCGGGCCGATTGTCATGGAAAACGCCGCGATGGGGTTCGACGCCCCGAGCGGCTATGCCAGTCGGATCATCTCAAGCTTCACCGGCGGGGTGAAACGCTGGGATCTGGTGCTGGGCACGACGCTCGCCGAAAATCCCGGAACCAACGCCGGCTGCAACTTCGGCGTCATCGCCTACGACGACAATGGCGCCCAACTGAGTTCGTGGAACACCAACCGCGCCAGCGGGAGACTGACCTTCAACGGCGTCGGCGCCGCTCCCCATACCGTCGACAATTACCCGCCTGACATCGGTTCCGCCACCATCGTCCTCAACCGCCAGGGTTCGGGCCACAACTGCGGCATCGTCGCCTCTTCCGGCGGAGCGAACCGTTGGGGGCTCAACCTCTCCGACGCCACGCCCGAGTCCCCAGGCACCAACGCGGGCTCGAACTTCTCAATTACCGGAATCGCCGACGATGGCCATACGCCGCTGGCCGAGCTCGATATCAACCGCATGAGCGGGCGGATGACCCTGAACGCCGTCGGCGCCCCCGTCCATTCGATCGTCACCTACCCGCCCGATGTCGGCTCGGCCACCATGGTCCTGAACCGGCTGGGTCCTGGCCATTTTTGCGGCATAGTCGCGGCCTCCGGCGGCCAGAACCGCTGGAACGTGGCGCTCTCCGACACCACGCTCGAAGGCGGCGGCAATGCAGGCTCGAACTTCGACATCACCGCCATTCACGACAACGGCTCAACCGCGCTCTCGACCCTCAACATCAACCGCGCCAACGGGCGGGTTTCGATCAACGGCGTCGGCGCGACCCCGCGCTCCAATTCGCTCTATCCGCCGCTCGTCGGCAACGCCAACCTGGTCCTGAACTCGAAGGCGACCACCGGCGACAGCATCACCGCCGCCAACAACGGCCTGAACCGCTGGCAGGTGGTCATGAACGACGGCACGCCCGAGTCGAGCGGCAACAACGGCTCGAACTTCTATATCGCAGGCTTCACCGACGGCGGGGCCTTCCTCGGCGCCCCGATGTCGATCTCGCGCAAGACCGGGCAAGTGAGTTTCCCGATCTCGATCGTCAACGGCTCCGACCGGCGCATGAAGCGCGACATCACGCCGCTCGAAGACGCGCTCTCGATCGTCAAGCAACTCGACGGCGTGTCGTTCAACCGCGAGCATCGATCGCGGCGCGAGATCGGCCTGATCGCCCAGGACGTGCAGGCGGTCCTGCCCGAGGTCGTCCACGAGACGAATCGCCCGCGCGATTCCGAGGGCAAGGAGATCGCCTCGGAAGCTCCGCTGCTCGGGATCTCCTACACCGACATCATCGCGGTGCTGGTCGAGGCGATCAAGGAATTGAGCGCGAAAGTCGCCGCGCTCGAAAGGAGGCCGGCGTGACCCAGCTCGGCCTCGAGACGATCGGCGCGCTGAAGACCAGCCCGCTTCTGTTGGTCGTCGTGGTGTTGAATGCGGGAATGATTTTCGCGCTCCTGTACGTCGCCAACGTGCAGCGGGATGAGCGGCAGACGCTGACCAAAATGTTGATCTCGGACTGCGGCAGGGGGTCGCCATGATCGATCAAGCCGCTGCTGAGATCGACCGCAAGGCCTTCTTCGACAGCATTCGAATGTCGGTGTTCAATGGGGTCTTAAGCCAACGGCAGGTCGACGGCATGGAGTACTTGCTCGACGTCTGGGAGGGGAACTTCCGCAATAAGGACATCCGCTGGCTCGCCTATGCCATGGCCACCGTCTACCATGAGACGGCCGCCGAGATGCGCCCGATCGAGGAATACGGCCGCGGGCAGGGCAAGTCCTACGGCGCCCCGACTGGGCCGCACGGCCAGTGCTACTACGGCCGCGGCCACGTGCAACTGACCTGGATCGAGAACTACGAGAAGGGCGAACGGGTCCTTACCGATAAGTACGGCGTCGATGCGCCGCTGGTCGAGTACCCCCACCGCATGCTCGAGGACGAGCCCTCGGCCCTGATCCTGTTCGACGGCCTTATTGAGGGATGGTTCACCGGCCTCGGCCTCCCGGCTTTCTTCAACGACGACACCGAAGATCCCTACAACGCCCGCAAGTGCGTCAACGGCCTCGACCGCGCCGACCTTATCGAAGGCTACTACCATAGCTTCCGCGAGGCTCTCGTATGAAGCGCTGGCTCGCCATAGCATTGATGTTGATCGCCGCAGGGACAAGCTCGGCGCTCGCAGACACGACGGCGAAATACGCCCTTTCCAATGCAGGCTGGACCGATCTGGGGCCGGGGCCGATGCTGCTGTCGTTCAACGGCCCAACCGGCGTGTTCGCTATCTCGGATGCGACCCCGACCCTCAAGGCCGAGGGTTTCGGCAAAGCTCGCGGCGGCTCGATCCGGGTCGTCACGCCCTCTCACGTTTGGGCCACGGCAACCGGCAATTACGGCGTCACCGCCTATGTCGCGCCGATCACCGCGCCCGCCACCGGCGGGGCGACTTCGGTGTGGAGCGCCGCCGACGCGACCGCCAGCGGCATGACGTTGAGCAATGGCGGGCTGACGGCGACAGGTCCGGGCGTGGTGGGTTATAACTCGATAAGAGGAACAATCAGTAAAACGTCTGGTAAATTATATGTTGAATTTCTAGCCGTTGCTGCTGGAGGCAACGGCGTGTCCAGCAATGGCGTCGCGAACAGTACAATCAATCTGGGCGTGCTGCTTGGCCAATCCAATTATTCTGCGGGCGCTGGATGGTCAACCCTCGGGTCAGCCGGATTTACAGTAAATTATGCTCTGGGAACGTGGGCAGGCACCGGGGCTGTTGTGGGCATGGCCATCGATTTCGCCGCTGGAAAAATGTGGATAGCGTTTGATAACGTGTGGTTTAACGGGAGCAATCCAGGGGTGGGTTCTCTTCCGATTTTTTCTTTTGTCCCGGCGACAGTTGGGGCGTTGTTTCCGGCGCTAACAATGTACAACGCCGGGGAAATCTGGACCCTCCAACCCACGCCCGCGTCACAAAAGTATGCTCCTCCCGGCGGCTTTCAAGCATGGGACGGCGGGCCAGTTTCAAAATGGACTGCGCTCGCGGCGACCTCGATTGGCACTGCCGGCCCAACCCCCGCCATCGACACGACCGGGGCCGATTTGCTGGTTGCCATTGCGGCTGGCGGCGGGGCGATTTCGGACAACAAGGGAAACACTTGGACGCTGGCCGGAACGTCGGGGAGCGCGGCGTTTTCCTATTGCCGAGGCTGTACGGTCGGAACGGGACACACCATCACTCAATCTAGCAGTACGTTTCCCGGAACCGCCTTCGCTGCTTTTTCCGGCTCGGCGGCAAGCCCGGCGGATCAGTTCCTCTATGGTGGGGTCGGGTCAGCGGGACCGATTACGCCAACGGTTCCCAACGCGCTGGTCGTCACCGGAAACTGCTCCAATGGATTAAGACCGGGAGATCCGCCGCCCGCTGGGTTTTCGACGTTGGCGACTGTGGGGGTCGGCGCGAATTTCGGCGCGGGTCTCGCTTATCAACAGCAAACCACGCCTGCCGCCGTGACGGCGACATGGGCTGGCGGCAACCCGTGCGGGACCACGATCATGTCGTTCAAGCCGCAATAGGGAGCAGAGAACCAATGAAACGTCTCTTTCTCGTCGCGTTGGCGCTGCTAGCGACGCTCGCCGCGCACGCGCAAACCGTCACCACCAAGTTCGCGCTGACCAACACCGCGTGGACCGACCTCGGCGCTGGTCCGATGATGCTGGGCTTCAACGGCGTCGGCGTCTACGCCATCTCAGACGCCACCCCGGCCATCGTGCGCGAAGGGTTCTCCGTCATCGCCGGCGAGAGCGTGCCGATCTCGACCACGTCGCACGTCTGGGCGATGATGAAGGACACGGCGAACGGCACCGCCTACGTCGCGCCGATCACCGCCGCTTCGGGAGGGAGCGGCGGCGGCGGCATCACCAGCATCACCGCCGGGACGACGCCGACGACCGGGTTCGCCGCCGGTCAGCTTTTGATGAGCGATGGGGCGAAGACGCAGGCGGTTAAGCCAGACACGGCTTATGTAAACTGGGGAAGCGCGAGCGTTCCGGTCTATATGGGCGGATCGGCTGCTTCTACTGGTAATTTGACAATTACAAGCGCCGGTGGTCCGTATGGAGCATACGGGCTTGGCATTAATTTTCCTGATACTGGCACGGCGGGAATTAATATAAACGATGGGGCGGGTCCGACTGGATATGTCGGGTTTACTTTCAGCAATAACTATACCTACAACGCCGCTGAAGCAGGTATAATGGGCGTTAGTCCGGGGGTACTCGCTGTTCGCACCCCCGCAAACCGAGCGAATGCTCTCCGCGTCTACAACACGTACACCGACGCCAGCAACGGCGAGTGGGGCGCGATGGACTGGCAGACGACGCCCAATGTGCTGACCATCGGGACGCAGGCCAATGGGACGGGGACGGCGCGGAACCTGAAGCTTGTTTCCGGTGCGACAAATATTGCAGATTATGGCATAACCAATGGCGGGTCGTTGACGATCGGCGTCGGCGCTTATTCCGCCTTTATAATTCCGACCATAGCTTCCAATTGGAATTTAGGCTCGTCCGCCGTTCCGTGGAATATTATCGTCGGCAACACGTTTCAGTCCTCTGGAACCGCGCCAACCATCACCGGATGCACGGCTGGCACCAAAGTTGGCGGCCCGACAGCAGGGACCTTTCAGCTGGGCGCGGCCTGCGCCGCCGCCGCCACCATCGTCTTTACTGGCATGCCTAACGTAGCCAACGGTTACGCCTGCGACGCCACGAACAGAACCGTTCCCGCCATGCTGGCGCAGCAAACGGCTTCAACTACGACTGGCTTCACTCTGACTGTCGCAGGCACGTCTGGCGCGTCAGGCAACGTCGTCGGCTGGAAATGTATTGGCTACTAGCGGAGCAACCCCCATGAAACGCATCCTCCTCGCCGCCATCCTCCTCGCGCCGCTGCCCGCGCTGGCTGAAGACATCACCGTCAGTGTGGGAGCCGTCTCGGAAGTCTGGACGCTCGCCACGACCGACAGCCAAAAATTCGAGGCATGGGTGAAGACTGCTTACCCGTGTATGCCCCTCGGCTCTGTCCAGTGCAACGATCCGCTCGACGCTCTCGCTGCTTCCGAAAGCGCGTGGGCCAAGGCGACGCTGCAAGGCACCGCCGACAACGTCACCCGGTTCCAGAACCAAGTCGCCGCTGCGGCGGCGGTGCAGGCGACCACGCCGATTGGGTTCAATGTAGGGACGAAGGCGAAGAAGTGATGATCCCGCTCGCGATCGAGATCCTGTGGTTCATCATCGGCGTCATCATTCTCGGCGCCGTGGTGTGGATCGCCCTCTACGTCCTGCATAGCGTCTTCCCCCAAATGCCTGCGGTGGTCGATCGCGCGGTGTGGGGCGTGTTCGGCATCCTGTGCCTGATCTACGCCCTGATGGTGATTACCGGCCAAGCGCCTTCCTTTCGTCCGCGGCTCTCAGGATCGGCCGGAACTGCCCTTGCCGCGTGGCGTTCCCGATATCTGCCCGACCTGCGGGGAGTGACGGCATGAGCGTCAGCCTGATCCTCCTCATCCTCATCCTCGTCATCATCTTCGGCGGCGGTGGGTACTACGCCCATGGCGTCTATGGCCCCGCCTACGGCGGCGGCATCGGCATCGTCGGCCTCATTCTGATCATCCTCGTTATCCTGTTCCTGACCGGACACGTCTAAGGAGAGCTCCATGACGATCGGTGACAAGTCCGCTCAGTCCTACGGATGGGGCACGCGCCTGGAGGCGTCCGTCCCTGACGGTGGGCAGATCGTGATCCCCACCCCTGGGATCGACCAGCGCTATACCGACACCGAGCACGCCGACATAACCGCCGCCTCGACCGGCAGGGTGTTTCGGGTCGGGCAGGGCATCGACGCCGCCTTCGACATGACCGAGGGGGCCGAGGCCGTCACCCTGACCAACCATACCGGCCAGACATGGCCGCAAGGCGACCAGGTCTACATCTTTTGCCCGCACGTCCTGGCCGAGGGCGCCAACGAATATGACCTCAAGGGCCAGATATGGGACCTGCAGCAGGCGGTGAGCGCGCTTCAAGGAGGCGGGTCCGGCGGCGACTACCTGCCGTTGGCCGGTGGAAAGCTCACGGGACCGCTGACGATTGAGAATGTAAGCGGAACCGCTTTCAAAGTGGTCCCTCCGGGCGGGCTCTACTATCCGAGTATCTATGCCTACACGAATGTCGCCACTGGAGGCGTCGAAGTCAAAGGCTGTCCCGACATCGCAAAATCGACGGCTTATTTTGCGGTGATCGGCCAAACGCAGACCAATCCGAGCTGGAAGATTTTCATGCCCAACGCCGATCCGAAATCGGGCGTCGATACCGGCTCTAATTTCGAGATCCACGCCGTCAGTGACGTAGGCTTGGATATGCCGGCGGCGTTGAAGCTAGATCGCGCCACGGGCCGTTTAACCATCAAAGTCCCCACCGACGCTGTGGACGATGCGGCGGCGGCGGCCGCTGGCGTGCCGGTCGGGGGCGTCTACCGCAATGGCTCGGCGCTGATGGTGCGAGTGGCCTGATGGCGACCTTCGTCTGGGATCCGGCCGTGCGCTGGCCTCCGCCGGCCAACATATTGCTTGCGTACGATGTCGTCCCGCCTGACCCGCCTGCGGCGTCACTCAAGGACGGCCCGAACGTGCTACACACATTCTCGCCAATCCATGACGCCTTGCGCGTCTCGGTCGTGAAGGACGAAGCTTCAACAGAGGAGAAAACGCCAGTGCCCAAGGTCGTCATCGTCGGAGAGCTCTACGAACAGAATGTCCAGGTCGGCGGCGGGCCGATGCCCGGCGGCGGCGGCCCCGTCGATCCAGGCTATGGCCGCCCGGATTGGGGGCAAGGCCATCCCGGCAACCGCCCCCCAGGGAGTTGGTCAGGCAATTACCCGAGCGGCGGCCCCGTCTATCCCGGCGGCCCTACGGACCCCGGCTATGGCCAGGGATCAGTCGGCGGACATCCCGGCAACCGGCCCCCAGGCTCATGGGAAGGCCACCCCGGCAACCGACCGCCGGGAAGCTGGAGCGGCGAATATCCGAGCGGTCAGCCCGTGCCAGGCGGCGAGCGCCCCGACAACTCGCTCCCCGAATTGCCGCAAGGCGGCACCGATGTGCCTGCTGACGAGTTTCAGCCTGAGCCGCCGCCGGAGGACATCTACTCCCAGGTCGTCGTGTCGGTCTGGGATCCCAGGACGACAAGCTGGACCACCAAGTCCTATCCGCCGCGCTGAGAAAGGATAACCGCCATGGCCAACCATCAGCCCCCGAAACCCCCGCCCGGCAAGCCGCCGCAGCACACTCCCCCCAAGTCGACGGCGACGCACCAACCGCCCCCTGCCCCGCCGAGGCAGCCGACGCAGCCCGCCCCCCACCACGGCGAGCCTCAGCAACCGCTGCAGCCGCCGTTGCCGCCCGCGCAGTCGTCGCCGCCGCGGCAACCGGCCCCCGACCCGCCGCCAATGCCCGACGCGCCGCAGGGGCGCGACAACCCCTCGCGGGAGGATGACCCGAACGCTGCGGTGGCCCTCACCCCAGAGCAGGCGACGGGGCTCGTCACCACCCCGCAACCGCCGAAGAAGTACCGCAGGCCTTTGCCCCAGCCCGGCGACAACGACTATGTCTCCGGCCAGCCCGTCAACGAGGAAGAGGCCGCGCGCGTCGAGCAGGAGGATGAGGAGCGCTACAACCGCGCCTTGGCCCTCGCCAGGGAGGCGGAGGCCAGACGGTCCCCCGCAGCCGCCAACCCGCCCCAGCGCGAGCAACACCCAGCCTCGCCCCCGCCCAGGAACCCTAAAGGAGATAAAGACAAATGATCAAGATCGACCCGAAACACCCAGGTCAGTCGACTGCGGGCGATGACTTCTGCGATCCGCACGGACACGCTGGCGGCCCCGGCTCTGGCCCGCACGCCGGCCTTGGCCGCAGCGACGACGGCACGTTCAACAACTCTTCGTTTTCGCTCGGCGGGCGTAGCCCCGACGGCGAGGACATGGTGGCGAAGTACCGTCCGAAAGGGCGCTCCTCCAGTTCGGATGAGATCCCCGAGGGCTACGAGCTGAACGAGGACGGGACCGACTACGCTTAAAGGAGAAACGAGATGCCAGGTGTTGAAGCGCAGGCGATCGTCGCGCCGGTGAGTGCGGCTGACCTGACCTATATCCAGGGACATCCGACCGCCGTCGTCAAAGGGCAGAAGCCTCGCCTCAAGGTGGTCAAGCAGAACCATGCCGCGGGCCTTCCAGTCTGCACCGTGGCGCCTGCGGTGACCGGCACGGTGACGGTCGGCCAGGTCCTGACCTCGAACACCGGGACCTGGCTGAACTCGCCGACCTACGCCTACCAGTGGCGGCGGGCCGGGAAGGGGAATATTTCCTCCGCGACGGCGGCGACCTACACCCTCGCCGCCGCCGACCAGGGCTACGTCGTCGAATGCGAGGTTACCGCGACTAACGGCGCTGGCTCCGCGACCACCAAGAGCAATGGGTCATTGGTGCCGTGAACGGAAAAGGGGCGAACGGTGAACGAAGACGGGACCGGCTATGCCTGATGTGCCGATGACGCTGGCGCAGATTGCGCAGCCCCCTCCTGCGACGATTGATTCGCTCAATTTAACGCCGCAGGAGCAGTACCTTTATCAGATGCACCTGCAAAACCTGCTTGGGCCTGGCGGCGTGACCAACTTTAATGGCAGCCGTTCGACCCTGCGACAGATGAGTACGGATGCTAACGGCCGGACCTACAATGTGCCGACCGTATGGGGCGGCCGCATCCTGCCCCCGGATCAGGCGATGGCGCAGGCGCGGCAAGCTGGGCTGAGTAATTTTCCCGCTTACGCCAACCCAGACCAGGCCGAGGCGCGCTATCAGCAAATGCATGGTTTCATGGATCAGGATGTCCAGAGGGCCAGAACGCTGCCGCTGCCTCTGGGGTCCTGGTGATGAACGAGGACGACAAGCGACGCCTACTGCTGACCCGCAAGAAGGCGATCCTCCAAGCGCGCGATCAACTGATCCCGTTCGCGCGCTACATGGCGCCCGACCCTGACTTGAGGGCCGACGCCACGCGCTCGGCCTATGAGGTGGCGCGGCACCACCGGGTGATCGCCGCGGCGCTCGAGGAGGTCGAAGCCGGGAGGATCAAGCGGTTGATCATTTCCTGCCCGCCCAGGCACGGCAAGACCCGCTTGGCCAGCATGCTGTTCCCGGCGTGGTATCTCGGCCGCAACCCGCAAAAGAGCGTGGTGTTCGCCACCTACAACGACAAATACGCCGTGGACGTCGGCGGGGTGGTCAAGGCCCTGCTGCAGAGCCCGCTCTACGCCCATGTCTTCCCCGAGCTCAAGCTCGACTATGGCGGGGCCTCCGCCGACCGCCTGCGCATCGCCGGAGGAGGCGATATGTTCTGCGTCGGCGTCGGGGGCACCCTCACCGGCCGCGGCGGCGATATCAATCTCCTCGACGATCCGATCAAGAACCGCCAAGAGGCGGACTCCCTCATCGTGCGCGACAAGTTATGGTCCTGGTATCAGAACGTGTTCCGCACCCGCATGATGACCCAGGAAGCGCGCCTGGTGCTGATCGCCACGCGGTGGTCGGAGGACGACCTGATCGGCCGCCATATCGATCCCGCCAACCCGCACTACAACGAAGAAGAAGCCAGGACCTGGAAGATCATCAACCTCCCGGCTCTGGCTGAGGAGGATGACCCGCTCGGGCGCGCGATCGACCAGCCGCTGTGGCCCGAGCGATTCGCCGAGCCGTTCCTGGCCGACCAGCGCCGGAGCGACCCGCGAGGCTTCACCGCCCTCTACCAGGGCAGGCCGACGCCGGCCGAAGGCAGTTTCTTCAAGAGCGGCTTCCTGCGCACCTACAACAAGATGAGCGACATGCCGCCGCCGGAGGCGATGCGCTTCTACGGCGCGAGCGACTTCGCGGTAGCGACCCGGCAGGAGAACGACAAGTCCTGCCACATGGTGATCGGCGTCGACGTCGACGACAACATCTGGGTCATGCCCGACATTGTGTGGTCGCGCCTGCCGGCGGACATGAGCATCAACGCCGTCATCCACTTGATGGCGAAATACAAGCCGATGTTTTGGTGGGGCGAGCGCGGCACCATCTCGAAGAGCATCGGCCCGTTCCTGCGCAAGCAGATGCAGGAGAAGCGGGTCTATTGCTCGATCGACGAGATCACCCCGGTGGCCGACAAGCTCGCCCGCGCGCAGAGCATCAACGCCCGCATGAGCATGGGGAGGGTGTGGTTCCCCGGCTTCACCCGCTGGTGGGCGGACGCCCGTGAGCAACTGCTTAAGTTCCCGCATTCCGGGCAGGACGATCTGGTCGATGCGCTGTCGCTGGTGGGCCTGGGGCTGATGAAGCAGATTCCGGCCAAGGGCAAGCCCAAGCCCAAGGCGATCGAACCGGGAGTGTTTACGTTGGGCTGGGTGAAGGCTCAGACCAAGCGTGCGGAGCGTGAAGCGCGTCTAGCGAGTGGATGGTGATGGCAGGCCCCAACGATCCGACCCTCGACCCGGTCGAAGCCCTGTTCGGAACCCCCGCAGGCATCTCCGGCCCGCAGATCCTCGGCGAGGGGATCAAAGACGCCAAGATGATCGAGCGCGACCGGCCCGAGCCGTCGCAGTCGCGCAAGGCCCTGGTCACCGCGTGGGCGGCGGAGGTCAAGCACGCCCGCAAGCACTGGAAGCCCTCGTACGACAAGATGCGCGAGGACCAGGACTTCGCCCTCGGCAAACAGTGGTCGAAGAACCCGAAAGACAAAAGATACGTCGCCAACATCACCCTGCGCGAGATCACCCAGCGGGTGAGCTTCCTTTACGCCCGCAACCCGAAGGCCGTGGCGAAGAGAAGGGAGATGATCCTTAATACCGTCTGGGACGGGACCGAGCAGAGCCTGCAGGCGATCCAGCAGGCGGCTCAAGAGGCGATGGCGTCCGGCATGATGCCGGGGCAGATGGGAGGGCCGCAGGCAGGCCCTGCAGGGCTTCCGCCGCCTCCAGGCGCAATGCCCCCGCCAGGAACGCCCGGGCCGCCCGGCGGGCCTCCAGGGCCTTCAGGGATGCCCGCAGGACCTCCTGGAATACCTCCAGGGCCACCTGGGATGGGAGCGCGTCCAGGGCCTCCAGGCATGCCAGGAAGTCCTCCTGGCTTAGGTATGCCGCCGCCGCCACCTCAGAACCCCGCCATCGGGCAGGTGGTCCAGCAGGGCATGGCGGTCATCCAGGACGCCTCTCGGGTCAAGCAGCAAGTCGAGATGCTCGACAAGATCGCCAAGACGTTGGAGCTCCTCTACGCCTACAACGTCTCACAGCAACTGCACCCCTTCAAGCAGCTCCTGAAAATGACGGTGCGCCGGGCGCTGACGGTCGGGGTGAGTTACGTGAAGCTGGGCTTCGAGCGGGTCATGCAGAAAAGACCCGACGTGGTCGCGAAGCTCTCCGACATCAGCGAGCGCCTCGGCACGCTCGAGCGCTTGGCGGCCGATATCGCCGACGGCGAAGCCGACCCCAATTCCGCCGAGGCCGAGCAGCTCAAGCTTATGGTGCAGGACCTGCAGGGGCAGTCGCAGTTCGTCGTGCGCGAGGGCTTGGTGTTCGACTACCCCAGTTCGTTCTCGATCATCCCCGACACCAAATGCGTGCATCTTCGCGGCTTCCTCGGCTGCGACTGGGTGGCGGAAGAATATATTCTTTCGCCCAACGAGGTGAAGGAGATCTACGGCGTCGACGTCGGCAAGTCCTACATCAGCTATCGCCGCCCCGATGGCGGCCTCGACGTTTCCGCCCGCTCGAGCCTCGGGCCAAACGAGAAGGAGAAAGGCACCGGGGACGATCGGCAGTGCTGCTGTGTGTGGGAGATCTACAACAGGAAGGATGGCCTGGTTTACCTGGTGTGCGACGGCTACGTGGAGTTCCTGCGCGAACCCGCGGCGCCCGAAACCCCGCTCGAGCGCTTCTGGCCGTGGTTCGCGTTGACCTTCAACGAAGTCGACCACGAGGACGAGGTGTTCCCGCCGAGCGACGTGCGTCTGATGAAGGATATGGCCTTAGACTACAACAAGGCCCGCCAGGGCCTGCGCGAGCACCGCCGCGCCGCCAGGCCCAAGACTGCGGTTTCCGCCGGCGCCCTCGACGCCGAGGACCTCGAGAAGCTGGAGAGCCATCCCGACAACGCGATCCTGGAATTGAATGGGCTTCAGCCGGGGCAGAAAATCGATGACCTCCTGCAGCCGTTCACGGGACCCAAGATCGACCCGGCGCTGTACGATATTGCTCCCTATTTCCAGGACGTGCAGCGGGTCACCGGCTTCTCGGAGGCCAATCTCGGCGGCACTGGCGACGCGACGGCGACCGAATCGCAGATCTCCGAGGCGGGCCGCACCACCGCGAACGAGAGCAACGTCGACGACCTCGACGACCTCCTGACCCACCTCGCCAAGTACGGCGGGCAACTCCTGTTCGCCAATGTCACCGAGGACACCGTCAAGCAGATCGTCGGCCCCGGCGCGGTCTGGCCTTCATTGACCGGCCAGCAGATCGCCAGCGAGATCTGGCTCGAGGTCGAGGCGGGTTCGTCCGGCAACCCGAACCAGGCGGTCGAGATCGCCAACGCGCAGAAGATCTATCCCCTGATCATGCAGTTGCCGAATGTCGACCCGGAGTTTCTCGCGCGCGACTTGATGAAGCGCCTGGACGACAAGCTCGACCTCACCCAGGCCTTCAAGTCTCCGCTGCCGTCGATCGTGGCGATGAACACCATGGCGCGGGGCGGCGGGGCTCCTGGGGCGCCAGGCGTGCCGGCTGGCGTCGGGCAGATGTCGGCGCCGTCGAAGGGCGCGACCCCGCCGAGCCCGCAGATGCAGGGGCCGGCTGGAGGGCAGAACGCCGGGCAGAACCCGCGGCCCGGAGGCTCGTTCCCGCCGCCGACCCCAACCCCTGGCTCGGGGCCGGCGACGCCGGTCCCTGGAATGCACCGGCTGACAGGGCCGACGCACTAGCGTATGATGCGCTCGCCGCCACCACGGCGACAGACGCCATCAGACGGTAGTTGACAACCGCATATGGATATGATCGGTTGCCTACGCAGGCCGACTGTGGCCCGCGTGGAGGAACCGATTATGACAAATGGAAACGGCAAGCAGCAAGTGTTCGAGACGATCATGCTGCACAAGCCGCCGCCGCTGAAAATTCAGCACGCGCGGGTCCCGACCGACAGGGTGAGGTTCGATACTGAGAACCCCAGGCTCAAGTACCAGAAGGAGCTCTTCCCGGATAAGACCGACAAGGAGCTTCTGTTCAAGCTCCCCGACACCAACTGGCTGATGAAGGACGTCGAGGAGAAGGGCGTCCTGGAGGCCATCTACGTCAAGGAGGAGCTCCTCAATGGCGTGGCTTCATTCGTGGTGATCGAAGGCAACCGCCGCACTGCAGTGATGCAGGAGCTGCAAGCCAAGCATCCTGATAACCCCAACTTCGCCTATATCCCGGCCAGGATCCTGCCGCCGGAGACGACGCCCGAGCAGGGCGCCATCCTGATGGCTTCCCGTCACGTCGCGGGGCTGATCAAATGGGACGCCCATGAGAAGGCGGGCCATATCTGGCACATGATCAACGTCCTGCACATTCCCGAGTCGGAGCTCATCAACACCCTGCACATGGGGGCGCCGGCGATCAAGAAGGCGTCCGAGGCCTACGGCCTGCTCGACCACTACAAGCACTGCGATGGCGGTAAATACGCCGCGCAGGCCGAAGGCAAGTGGTCGTTCTTCGCCGAGTTCATCAAGGTCAAGGAGTTCTACGAACGCCACAAGAAGGGCCAGGACTTCGACGATGACTTCTGCCGCTGGGTCGGCGACGGACGCATCCCGAAGGCCGAGGACGTGCGCGACCTGCCGGCGATCCTCAAGTCCGGGAAGGCTCGCAATCTCTTCTTCAATGAGCCGGCCGAGCACGCCTTCGAGAAGGCCAATGCAGTGGTCGACAAGTCCGACCCGAGCCGCCGCTCCAAGTTCTACAAGGACGTGGAAAACCTGATTGCCTCGGGCCGCGGCGCCTCGCTCAGCGACCTGACGGAGGCGGGCGACAACGAAGTCGCCCGCGACAATCTCCTCGAGGCGCATTCGGTCCTGTTGTCCTTCATGGAGAAGGCCGGCGTCCGCATCCCCGCCACCGCTCGCCGCGTGGCCTAACCATGCATGTCCGCATCACCCAGCTCGACGGGAAACTGCCGAACCTGGCGCTGATGCGGCTCGCTCACTACCATCGCGAGCGGGGGGACACGGTGCATTTCATCAAGTCCACCGCCCGCGATGCCTTCGAGCCGGCTTATGACCGCGTCTATGGCTCGGCGATCTTTCAGCAACCGAAGTCAATAGCCCGGATCGAAGAGCTCAAGGCGCAATTCCCCGGCGCTATCATCAGCGGCACCGGGATCGGCTCGCCCCACCTCACGGTCGAGGACGTCATCGGCGAGCACGACGGCGTCAGCTACGACGGCTATAAGTTCGATGGCTCGATCGGCTTCACGCAACGCGGGTGCCGGCTGAAGTGCGGCTTCTGCGTCGTCCCGCGCAAGGAGGGCAAGAACCGCACCGTCGCGACGATCGCCGACATCTGGCGCGGCGCCCCATACCCGAAGCACATTCACCTGCTCGACAATGACTTCTTTGGCCAACCGCGCGAGCAATGGGAAGCCAGGGTTCAGGAGATCATCGACGGCGGTTTCCAGATCTGCCTCAACCAGGGCATCAATACCCGGATGATCGACGATGTCTCGGCGGCGGCGCTGAAGCGCATGGGCTACTGGGACGATTCTTTCAAGGTCAAGCGCCTCTACACCGCCTGGGACAACATCGGCGACGAGGGGCGGTTCTTCAAAGGCGTCGACACCCTCGAGGCTCACGGGATCCCGCCGTCGCACCTCACCGTCTACATGCTGATCGGCTATGACAAGCGCGAGACATGGGAGCGCGTGCTCTATCGGTTCGACAAGATGCTGGCGCGTCGCATCCGCCCCTACCCGATGGTCTACGGCGATCGCAATGGCCTTCTGCCGCTCGGCGGGTGCAATCAGCGCGTCGCCCATCGGACGCTCGGCGAGTTCCAGCGCTACGCCATCCGCCGGCTCTACTCCATCTGTCGGTTCGAGGACTACGATCGCGGCAATCGCGACACGCGCGGCCGCCCCGATCTGTTTGCGTCGTGAGACGCGAGCAGCACGATCGCCACTGCATCATGAACGTCGCCTGGCGGCCGTGCCGGATCCAGGCGATCCGCGACGATCAGATGATCCTCGTCAATGAGGCCGGCCAGCAGGTCTACTCCCCGCCGCTGTCGGAAATGGAGTGGGAAGCCTATTGCGACGAGGCGGCGCGATGGCTCGCCAAGGAAGGCAAGCGCCTCGAGAAGGAGAGGCAGGAAGACGCCGAGGCTTCGAAGCGGATGGTGGTCGCCGAACTTCTGGGTGAGCGGATCTCGGCGCAGGAGTACTATCGCGCGATGCTGGCGCGTGAGCAGCTCCTGGCCAGCGGCTACGGTTCGACCGACGACCTCGAGCGCGAGGTGGTGCTGGTCGACCTCGAAGACACCGACCCGGTCCCTATCCTCGAGGTCGATTGCCAGATGACGCTGGACGAGCTCCGGAGGAAAAATTCAGAGTTCTAACAATGCGTTGCGAGACGCGCAACATCTAGAAGGTATTGCCCCAAGCCCCCCGAAAGCATAAGGATTGCGTCTACCCATGAGGACGCCCCTTGGAAGACACGACGTCCGGTGTCGGCGAAACCCCCAGCACCTCGACCCCGGCGCCGGCCGGTTCCGAGGCCCCCGCCACTACTGACGTATCTCCGGGGTCGTCGCCCGATACTTCCGGCCATGAACCGTCTACGGCTGAAAGCCGCAAGTCGCTCTTGGACGTCGTCCGTGAGGCCGCCCCCAGACGGGGTGAGCCTGGCCAGACGGCGCCCGGCGACCTGCGGGGAGCTCCGCCAGCTCCAGGCGCGGCACAACCAGGAGAAGACCTAGGCCCGCTGACCCAGCAGGAATACGACGCCTACGTACCCCGTACGCAAAAGCGCATTCGCCAATACCAAGAGCAGATCAGGAAACTGAACGACCACATCGGTCCGCTCGAGAACGCGGCGAAGACTACGACCGAGCTACAAAATTTCTTGCGGCAATCTGACATTGCAAAAGAAGATTTTGGGCTCGTTCTCGACCTGGCCGCGGCGATGAGGCGCGGCGACTTCAAGACGTTTCTTGAAGGGGTCGGCCCCTACGTCAAACTGGCGCAGGAGAGCCTCGGGATCCAATTGCCACCTGATCTGGCCCAGGCGGTCCAGATGGGGCATATGACCCAGGATGCGGCGCGGTACACGGCCCAGGTGAGAGGTTCGCAAGCTTTGGCTGCGAGCCAACTCCAACGGGTCCAACAGGAGTCGTCGCAACGCGACTACGCCACTCAGGTGCAACACTTCCAAGCCTCGGTGGCCGGCGCGGTTTCGCAATGGGAACAGCAGGTCAAAAGAGCCGATCCTGATTATGCGCGCAAAGAGCCCGTTGTGCGGGACCTCTTGCACGCCGTCGTCCAGGAACGTGGTCCGCCGCGTTCGCCCGCAGAGGCTGTCGAGATCGCTCGGCAAGCCTATGAGCGAGCGAACGCCGTCGTTAGCCGCTTCGTCCCGGCCCCGCGGTCAACGCACCAGGTCCCGAGCAGCATCAATCGGGTCAACGGCGCGCGGGCGGAGCCACGGAGCCTCAAGGAGGCTGTCCATCTGGCGATCGAGCGTGGAGCGCGTTGACGAACCTGCGCTCGGAGCGCTTTTAAGCCATGGCCTTCACGGCTGGTGAAATCACCAATATCGCCAATGCGGCGTTGGACTACTACTGGGCGCGGCCGGAAGAGTTCTTCCAGACCCTGCAAGACAAACCTCTCCTCAAACTCTGCGAAACCAGCCCCAAGAAATTCCCCGGGGGCAAGGGCAATATCTCAGTCGCGCTGCACGGGAAGTTCGGCGATGGCAGCGGCAACGATGTCCTGAAGGGGTACACCCACAATGACACCGTCGCGTTCTTCACTCCCGCCAATATCGTTCGCGGCAACTACCCATGGCGCGAGCATCACCTCGGCCTGACGTTGACCCATACCGAACTGAAAATGGACGGCATCTCCGTGGTCGACACCAATGGAGAGGAGACGGTCGAGCACACCGATCGCGACGAGACGGTGCTCGTGAATTTGTTTCAGGATAAACTTTTCGAGCTCGGCGAGCAGTATAGCCGCGGAATGAATGGTCTGTTGTGGGGCGACGGCACCGCCGATCCGAAAGGGCTCGCCGGCATGCAGTTCCTGATCTCGGCTGATCCCTCTGTCGGCACCGTCGCTGGCCTCGACCAGTCGCTGGCGGCCAACTCCTGGTGGAGGAACAGGGCGCGCACCACCGCCTTCGGCATCAAGGTCGGCGGCACGCCGGCGCTGGCGGCCTGGGGTGGAGACTCGATCACCACCAACCCGGCCAACGGCGGCGCGCTGATCACCGTGCTGCAGACCGAGTACCGCCAGCTCATCCGCTACGGCGGCAAGCCGACGATCGCGCTGTGCGGCTCGGACTTCATCGGCGCGATGGAGACTGAGGTGAGGGCCAACGGCAACTACAGCATGACCGGCTTCTCGTCGTCACGCGACGTGGCGGTCGGAGCGCTGTCGTACATGGGAACCAACTTCACCTATGACCCGACCCTCGACGACCTCGGCTTTAGTAAACGATGCTATTGGTTCGACCCCAAAAAGGTATTTCTAGTACAAATGACAGATGAATGGAGAAAGGACCATACCCCAGCGCGGCCCGCTAATCAATTTGTATTATATAAGTCAATCACGAGTACTGGGCAGATGGTGGCAACTCAGCGCAACAGTAGCCTCGTACTCGAAATTAAATGACGCTTGCCTCCGGCAGTTCGTTTGCTATATCCTCCCCTAGCCGAACGATTGCCGGAGGGTTTTTATGTTCAGATGCACGAAGTGTGGGAATGAGTGTGGTGATCAGCATCGGGCATCGGGCGGATATGCCCAATGCCGCGACTGCCGGGCGGCCTATCTCAAGGAGTGGCGGGCGAAGAACCCCGGCCGCAATGCCGCGCTATGTCGCGCGAGAGCGCAGCGAGATCCCGAACGGGTCAGGCTGGAACAGGAAGCCTACCGTGCTGACCCGACGCACAAGGAGATCGCCAAGCAAAAAGCGAAAGAATGGTATCGAGCAAATAGGGAGCGCGCTCTGCAATGGGCAAAAGACAACCTTGAGCGTCAGCGGCCACTCAAAAGGGCGCGACATCGAGAACGGTTTGCGTCTGACCCGGAGTATGTCGAATATCAGCGACGGCATAGTCGCGTCACGCGCGCCAAGCGCCGCTGCGCCGAAGACAGCCGCTTGGCCGACCATTTCCGTAATGAGCTCAAGGCGTTCTATTTCGCCTGCCCAGCCGGGATGGAAGTCGATCACATTCACCCGCTGCTTGGTCGCAACGACAAAGGCGCGCATATTGCTTCAGGACTGCATGTCCCTTGGAACCTGCAGTATCTCTCGATGAGAGAGAACCGCAGCAAGGGCGCTAAATTGGAGATCTGAATGGACTGGGTTACAGCAAAGATCGCCCTCGGCGGCGAAGCCACGCAGGTGCTCTATCGCGGCCCTGACCGGCCCGTGTCGTGGCCGGAGGTGCTGGTCCTGCAGGCCCTGCACGGCGAAAGCAATGTGTTCGACGCGGACTTTCTCATGTCGCAGCCGTCGAACATCCAGGAAGAGAAGAACCGCCTCCTCGGCCTGTACGGCAAGGATATCGTCGACCAGTGCTATCCCGGCTCGAGGCCGGCGATGGAGCTGCAGTGGCCAGGCGAACGCGATGAGAGCGCCGCCGTCCAGAAGCGCGCCCCTCGGCGGCCGCTGCCGAGCGCCGACGACGATGAGCCGGTGCTCGACATGACGCGAGCGCAGGGGAGCGCATGATATGGGGGTCGGGGTTTCGCTCGCCGACCTGCGCTATCAACTGAGAGCGGAGATCTACTCCTCGCTCCTGCCCGCGCACGGACTGAGTTCGGTCGACATGCAGAACATCATCCTGGACCGGACCCAGCACGAGCTCTGGAACCTGTACCAGTGGCCGCACCTCGACTACCGGATTGATTTCACCGCGCCGGCCAACGGCGAATATATCCAGTATGACCCGACCATGCCGTTTAAAAACGTGCTCGGGCTCTGGTACAACTATAACCCCAACTCGATGCAGCCGTGGGCGCCGCTACGCTACGGCTTCGAGGATTGGATCAACGAGACGCTGCATTCCTTTCCGCCGCAGCGCTGGCGCCACGTCGCCGTCGTCAGCCCATCGACCGGGATCACTGACCCATGGGGCCGGGCGCAATTGTGGCCGATCCCCAATCAGGCCGCTCATATGCGCTGGCGCGGGCAGGCGCCGGTGACGCCGCTGCTGGTGGACTCGGACCTTTGCACCATCGACTCGGAGGCGATCGTGCTGACCGCCGCAGCCGAGCTCCTGGGGGCGCAGAAGAGCGAGGTGGCGACGCTCAAGGGGCAAAAGGCCCAAGCCTATATCCGGCGCTTGCTGAGCCGCCAAGGAGCCAACAAGCGCGACATCGCCGCGATGGGGCAGGGCAGGCGCATGCAGCCGACCTATAACCAGACCTCGACGCCGTGGATCGATTACATCCCAGGCCCCTGAGATGCCCGCCTACAACATCCAGGACTTCAAAAACGGGCTCGACCTTCGCAAAGGCTATGTGACCGCTCCTGCGGGCTCGCTGCGCGTGCTGCGCAATTGCGTGATCTCGGCGGGCGCGGAGATTGAAAAGCGCACGAACTTCTACTCCTGGGGGACCTTCCCCGTCGGCAGTCTCGGACTCTTATCGCGCAATGGGTTGATCTACACGGTGGTCAACGGCGCGTCGGGGATCACTGAGGCGACCGGGACAGCGCCAAACGCCGTCCCCGGCATCATCTCGCTGCCGTTTCCGGCCGGCATTACGATCACCAGGGTTGCGGACTGGGACCTGTTCAACGGTCTTTTCTACGTCGTGCTGGCTGGCGCGGATGGCCGCTTTTACCACTACTTCAATCAGGTTCGCGTCACTGACGCGATGGCGACGAGCTCGGCGATCCGCACCTACGGCTCGAAGATGTACGGCGTCGACGGCCGCCTGCTCAGGTTCTCCAAGATCGGCGACCCGACCATCTGGACGCCCCCGGTCGCGCCCGCGACCAACGACGGCTCGGGCTATATCGACCTCTCCGCGCAGGACTCCGACTCGACCAACCTCGTCGGGCTCGAGGTCTATTACAGTCAAATGGCCATTTTCTCGAGCCTGAGCACGCAATTCTGGAAATTGGACCCCGACCCGGCGCAAAACCAGTTCCAGCAACTCTTGCGCTCGACCGGGCTGATCGCCACCAATTCGACCACCCAGTACGGCAACGGCGACGTGATGTACCTGTCGGCGCACGGTATCCGGTCGGTGCGGATCCAGAACATTTCGTTGACTGCTGGGACCACCGACTTGGGCACCCCGATTGACGAGGAATTTCGGGCTCTGATCATCAGGTACGGAACGGCCTGGTTCGCCAACGCCCGCTGCCTGATCCAGCCGCGCAGCGGCCGCCTGTTCGTGGTCCTGCCCGATCGGATCTATGTGCTGTCGACCTTCCAAGAACCCGCGATAACGGCATGGTCAACCTTTGACGCGCCATTCTATTTCGTCGAGTCGTGCGTGGCCGACCCCTGGGTAGTCTTCCGCGGCGATGACAACCACGTCTACATCTACGGCAGCGAGGTTGCGTCGACCTATGACAACACCGAGGTCGAGGTGATCACGCCCGCGCTCAGTTGCGAGAGCCCGAGCAAGACCAAGTTGTTCCATAGCTTCGACGTCGGCTGCGAGGGGACGTGGACGATGTCAGTCGGATGCGACCCGGCCAACCAGGCCACGGAAGAGACGGTCGCGACGTTCACCGGCCCGACCTACGCCATGACCACCATGACCATGCCGGAGCAGAGCACGCATATCTCGTTGCGCTTCCGCTCCACCGACGCGACGCGGGCCAGGCTTGGGCACGTCGTGATCCAGTTCGACGATGGAGAGCAGGGTTGATCCAGGGCCTCACTGCGATTGGCCTCGAGTACGTGCTCGGCAACCTGCGCCCCTCCGACGATGATGAGATCAGAGCCACGGTCTGGCTGGGTTCGGCGAAGGCGACGGCCGAACTCATCGAGCGGATTCCCGGCCCGAAATGGGAAGCCCGCACGGTTGGCGGCGAGCCTGCAGCGATCGGCGGCTTCGTGCCGGTCTGGCCCGGCCTGGGCTCGGGGTGGATATGGGGCACCGATAAGTGGGACGAGGTCGTGATGGAGGTGACCAAGGCCATGCGGCGGTCTATACTGCCCTCGCTTGACCGTCGCGGGCTGCACCGATTGGAGGCCCGTCCCATGGCGGCCAACATCGCGACCATCCGCTGGCTCGGGCTGGTCGGGTTCAGTTTTGAGGCCGTCACTCCCCGATTCGGCCGCGGGGGCGAGGACTTCGCCCTGTGTGCGCGGATTACGGATGACAAGGCCCAGCTACACTGACCAAGGCAGACTGACGCTTCGCACCGGCAAGCCCGAGGACGTGGCGGGGTTGATCTCCAAGTACGGCGAGGACCATTTCCACGAGGGCGGCTTTGACGCTTTCGCGACCGTCGACCTCGAGCGCGCCACCCGCGAAATGACCCGGCTGGTTGGGCAGGACGATACGCCGCTGATCATTGCTGAGGTCGCGGGGGAGCCTGTCGGCTGGATTTCCTGGACGATGATGCATGTTTTTAGCGTGCAGCCGATCGCCGTCCTATGGACGATCTATGTTGCCCCCGAGCATCGCAATAGCGCCGTTGGGCGGATGCTGGTGTGGTCCGCCGTCGACATCGCCAAGCACGAAGGCGCGTGCGCCTTCTTCGCCACCGTCGCGCCGACCAGCCCAGGCGCGATGGCTCTCTGCCATCTCTTCCGCGGGTTCGGCTTCGCGGACATGGGCGGCGCCTTCTCGAGGAAGCTCTAGATGTCCGGGAGCACGCCCACCAACAGCCAGGCCGTCGACTTCGAGCAGCAGCAAGCGGCGCAGGCGGCGCAGAAGGAGGCCGATCGGCAAGCGCGCCTGCAGCAAGGCACGGACGCGATCAACAAGATCTTCGATTTTTCCGCGGCGACGCCCGCGAGCTCGAGCCAATTCGACTGGTCGACCTTCAAGGCCCCCGAGCAGATGCCTGACGTGATGTCGCAATGGCTGGCTGCTAACCCTTCAGCGACGGCGCCGACCTTCAATACGACGGGCACTGTGCCGACGGGCTACACTGCGGTGCAGACGGGCGGCGGATGGGGGTTACAGGACTCGAGCGGCAAGGTCACCAAGCAGGGCGATCCGCTCACCATCAACACCCCGGCGACGGCCGAGGGCGGTTTCGGGCCGAGCTTCTACGACGCCTACAACCAGAAGATCCTCGACTACTATAACCCGCAGGAAGCCAAGCAGTATGCCGAGGGCGGGCGGGACCTGACCTACAACCTGGCGCGGGCGGGTTCGCTCACCTCCTCCGTCGCCGCCGACAAGCAGGGCGAACTCGCCTACCAGGACGCCTTGGCGAAGGCCGATATCGTCAACAACGCCAACCAGCAGACCGGGCAACTGCAGACCCAGATCCAGGGCAACAAGCAGTCCCTAATCGACCAGCTCTATGCGACCGAGGACCCGACCTTGACTGCGGACCTGGCGCAGTCGAGCGCCAACGCCTCGCAACTGCAAGACCCGACGCTGACCCCCTTGGCCGCGTTTATCACTCCCGCCGTCACCGCCGTCGGCGGCGCCGCCAATGTCCTCACCAGCCCGTACCAATACGGAACCACCAGCTATGGCCAGCAGGGACCCACCCCGCCGGCGGCGAACTCGTCCAGCGGCAAACTGAGCGGACAATGATCGATGTGTGACCGAGTATGCACCCGATGCGGCGAGAGCCACCCGGAGACGTTCTTCAACAAGGACCGAACGCGGCCCGATGGGATCTATCCGCAATGCAAGAACTGCTCACGTCGCGCCGCGCGCCGTAGCTATGAGACGCATCTCGATGAGCATCGGGCGCTTAAGCAGGCATGGAAGAATGCGAACCGAGAGCGCCATCGAGCTATCAGTCTGGCTTGGCAAAGGGAACATCCTGAGAAGGCGAGGGCTAACACGGCGAAGTGGAAGGCTGCGCTCGTGGCGGCCACGCCTCCTTGGGCCGATAAAGCCGCCATTCGGGAGTTCTACAAGCACCGTCCACCTGGTCACCACGTTGACCATATCGAGCCCCTACAAGGCAGGGACCGCTGCGGACTGAACGTGCCGTGGAACCTCCAATATCTTCCGGCGGAAGCCTCGTTCAGAAAAAATAATTGGACAGAGGCTAAACTATTGTACAGTGGGAGGGTGTGATCTGCGACCCCATTTCAGCCATCGCTCTTGCAGGAAGCGCCATCTCGGCGGGCGTCAGTTACATGGGCCAGCAGGACACCCTGGCGGCGCAGCAGAACGCTAATGACCAGTGGGTGGCGCAGCAGCAGCAGGCGGCGCAGGACGCGGCCGCCAAGGATGAGGCCAACCGGCAGAAGGCGAGCGCGGCCGAACAGGATACGCTCAACAAGGTCAGCCCGCAGGCGCAGACGGCCAATCAGCAGACGGCCCAGGCCAACCTCAACACCCAGATGCTGCAGGGCTCGCCAGCCGCCCCGGACTCCAACATCAGCGTGCTTGGCATGGAAAAGGGGGCCGACACCTCGGTGCAGCAGGACATGGCGCAGCGGATAACCGCTGCGGCGCGGGCGGCGCAGGGACGCATTGCCGCCCAGGCGGCGGTATCGTCCTACGGCGGCGGCTACAACGACATGGGCCAGCAGGCGACGCAGGCGATCACCACCGGCAACCAGGCCATTAACCTGGCGAGCGACATGCGCAAGGGCGATACGGCGACCCTCGGCGTCTACCAGAAGATCCAGCCGGTGCAGTACACGCAGGGCAGCAATATTGCGGGTTCGCTCGCCGGTTCGTTGGCCAATATCGCGGGCAGCGCTTTCGGCTCCTCAATAAAACCGAAGGTGACGTAAATGCCTGGGCTTTACATCAACGACGGCGGCGCGACAGGCAGCGCGCTCAGCTCTGCGCTGGCGGGCATTGCCAACAACTTCAGCCCGAAGACGCGAGCCGAGGCCGAGCTCCTCCGCCAGCAGACCGAGGCGGCCGATCGGAATAACTGGCTCTTAAGCACGCGGCAACGCGGCGTCCTCTCCATTCCAGGGGTCACCGGCGCTCCTGGGGTCAATGCTGACCCAACCGCTAGCGCAGTTCCAAGCGTTGCGGACACGCTTGCTGGCGCTGCGGTCCCTCCAGTCGCCGCCCCCTCGACGGCATTGGGCACGCGCGATCAAACGGCTGGCTTTAGTCCCTTCAATGCGGTGCTGGCGGGCAGCTACGCCGCCGATCCCTCGATGGGGAACCTGACGACCGGCATCAACCTTGGACGGAATGCAACGCTGGGGCCAGGACACGGCTTCGATACGGGGAGCGCCATCGAGCAGGCGCAGAGTACGCCGCAGCATATCGCGCCGGGTGACACCCTGGTGATCAATCCGAAGGCCGGCAACGCCCCCGGCAATGTCGTTTACGGCGGCGATCCCGCAGCGGCGAAGGCTGAAGAGCAACAACGAGTTTCAAACCAAACAGACGCCGATCGGCGGGCGGGGCTGGCGGAGAGCGCGAGCCAGCAACTCCCGGAAAACGACCGCTTGATGGAGATCTACAACCGGCTCGTTAACACCCCTGGCACGTCGGACACCGCCAGCGTCATCGGCTCAGAGGGCATGAAGCTTCTGTCGCGTTGGACAAACGCCGATCTTACTCGGCTCAGCCCGCGCGAGGGCGCGATCCTGGCGATCCAGCAGCGCTTGGGCGCCGTGGTGAATGCCCAACTGCAATCGACCCAGGCTGGCGATCCTGTCCGCGGACTGCTGAACAGGATTCAACCGCCAGATCCGGCCAGGCTCGATCCCGAGCAGTTTCGCGCGGCGATGGAGCAATATAAGCGGGTCCTTAAATATCAGGCTGAGGAAGGCTCGATCGCTTACGGCTTCCGCACCTCGGGCAAGACCAAGGCTGACAGCGATAAATATTTGGCGGACCTCAAGGCGCATGCTGATGCTGTTTTCAAAGAGCAGCAGGCCGGCAGTGGCGGGGAAGGAGGCGGAGGCGGCGGCGGCGGCGGCCAAGTCCATGTTTATACCAGCGAGGCTGAAGTCAACGCCGATATCGCGGCCGGAGAGCTGCACGACGGAGATAAAATTCGAATTGGCAGGGGGCCGAACGCCATAACCGGCACAGTGGGCCAATTAAAATGACCCTGGGTTTTGTCCCGGACGCGAAGGCTCCCGCGCCAACCCCGAAAACCGGAACGACGCCGGATGGCGGGACAGGTTCAGGCAACAACCTTCAATTCATCCCGGACCCGGTCCCGGAGGGTTGGGGAGGGTGGGCCTTGCGCAATGCGGAGGCTGGCGCGGAGGCTGGCGGCAAACTTCTCGCGCGCACTGGGGTGCGTCTCGCGACGGCGTTGCCGAACCTTCTGGTTGGCGGCTCGCAGGCGATCGGCGCGGGGGCGGAAAAACTCGGCGTTCCTTTAGTGCAGACGCCGGAGCTGGGGCCGCTCGACACTTGGTTGAGCAAGCTTGGCATCCCTGAGCATACGGGAAACCTCTACGACAATGGTCAGCAGCTCACGGGCCAGGGCGCTCCCGCGCAACCGATGCCCAGCGAAGACCTCATCAATAAGCTTCACCTGCAGATGGATCCGAACGCCAGCACGGCGATGAAGGTGGCGGATTACGTCGCGCCGTTCGTTCTTGGCGGTCTTCGCGGGGGCGTAAACCGTGTCAGCGAAGCATCAGGCTTGGTCAATAAGACAGCCCAAGGTCTGGGCTACCTGACCGGCGCAGGCCTCGACGCCGCCGGTAACTATGTCGGCTCGGATATCGGGCAATATATTGGCGGCCCGACTGGCGCATTTGTCGGTTCGCTATTCGGTGGAGGCGTGCGGCCGCTCGTTCAGCGAGGGGTCGGCTATGCGGGGCAGAAGACGTACGGCGCCCCTGAAGGCGGCGACGTTTTCGACGCCATGACCAGCCAGCAAGGACCGAATGCGTTTCCGACCTTCGGCCAGGTCACCGGCAATGAGGGCAAGCAATTCGAGAAGGGCGTCGGCTCGATTCCAATCCTGAAGTCTGGGGTTCAGGCGGCGCGGGACACTGCAGAGCAGGGGATGGCTAACTCAGTCGCCACCGGCGTCAGCGAACTCGGGGACCGCGCTCCCAGCCTCGGGCCGGTCGGCAAGGATGTCACCGGAACGAACATCATCGGCGCCGCGCGCGACACGAACCTGCGGTTGGGCGAGGAGCGCAGCGCCGAGCAGCAGGCGCTCGAGGACGCGATCGGAACGAACAGGCCGACGAATGTCTCGCCGTTGGTCGAGACAATGAGCCGGCTCTCGAACGATAGCGCTGCCCCGATCCAGCGGGTCGTCGCGCCGCGCACCGCCGATCTTTATAAGTCCTTGAATGCGGGACCGGCCGGCCCAGAGGATCTGACCGCCCCTTACGGCCACCTCAAGGTGCTGCGGACGGACCTTGGCGAAAAGACGGTGGCCACTGACCCGATGAAAGGGCCGCCTCTGATTGAGGCCCGCCAGGGCTACACTGACGCCATGCGACAAGCGGCCCATGAGGCTGACCAAGGGCCTGAGTTCGACGCCGCCAACCAGCGCTATACGGCCTGGAAGAAGGTGCAGGAGCCATGGCTCGATCTGCAGGGCGGAAGGCTCGAGTCTGGGGCGCCGCAAGTCCACCCAGGGCCGATCGCAGGCCGCGCGGACGCCATGGTCGGAACAGATCCCGGCTATCTCGCGACGACGCACGAACTTCTCGGCGAGCCCGTTGCGCGCTCCGCGCTTGCGGATGTCCTGAGCCGACAGGGCCGGATCAGCGAACGGTTTACGCCGTCGCAATGGGCGAAAGACTACGGTAGCGTCAACGATCCAGCGAAAGCATATATTGCGGCGCACGCGCCGGCGGCCGTGCCCTATTTCGAGAATGCCGCAACGGGGGGCAGGGCGTTCGATCTCGCGCCGGAACGGCCTGGGCAGAGCAATGCCATGGGCGGGGTCGCGGCCACGGCGGCGCTCTTGGCCAAGTATCCGCGACTGGCGGTTGCGCTCGCGGGCGGAATGGAGACGCCGTCGGTGATCCGCGCGATGGCGGGCCGCACGGATATTCCGGCGGTGGTCGCTCAGTATCTGTTAAGGCAGGGGGCGGCGCAGCGCTAAATGACGATCCATCCAGGCATTGAACCCATCCATCCAGACGTCAGCGTCCTGCTTTACGGGTGCGCGGACGCCGCGCGGCTTGCAGATCCAGGTCATCAAGGCGCCAGCCGCGATAAGTGGCCCATAGAACAGCCAGTACATGGCATAGATCAGAGGGACAGCGAGCAGCCCCAGGGCGAGCATGCCTACCCAGGTCAGGATAAAGATTGCGATAAAGGACACGTCGAGGCTCCAGGAAAAATTGCGGCATGGCTTAAGTGCGTTGCGCCGTTCGCAACATATACGAGCCTAAGTCCCCTTCCGCAAGACCCGGAGAGGCAGACAGCCCATCCATGCGGCGTGAGGTCCGCCCGGCAATATGCGCCCAAGCGGTGCGTTACGTCAGACCGTATCCACGCGCTGCCATTTTCCCCGGCTGGCCAGACCGTCCGTCGGACCATCTCTGTGGTCCCTTGTTTTCGCCGGTGGTCCGGCTTGGTTCTCCTTACAAGGCGCGAGTTCTGGACGCCTCACGGCGTTCGGCTCGGAAGGGGTGAAGAAGCCCGGTCGTCTACACGCGGGGACGCGCCGCGCTTCGGGCTAAGGTGGAAACCAGCTCGATCGGCCCTCGAATGGAGCCGGGCCGCCATCTTGCTCCTGTCAAAGAGAGGGGTTATTTCTCCTGACAGTGGTTCGACCGATGGCCTCGCATTGGTTGGTCGAATCCGGCCGCGCCGGCTTAGCGACGGCGCGGCCATCTTTTGTTCCCCATTTCATCCCATCGCGCAAGGGGGCAGCTGATGCCCCTCTCTCCGGCAGCGCGCGATCTGGTGATCCGGGTGATCCTGGCCGAGGCCGAGGGCGAGGGGCCGGAGGGCCAGCTCGCGGTCGCCAACGTCATCAACAACCGCTCGCTCAGCGGCGCCTGGGGGGATCGCGAGACGGGCGGCCTGACCCGGCTCCTGACCTCCAAGGGCCAGTTCGCGGCGCCCAAGAACGTCAGCCAAGACGATCCGATGTATCGGCAGGTCGCGGCGATCGTCGACCGCATGGCGACAACGGGTGCGCCTGACAACACCGGCGGGGCGACGCACTTTTATGCCCCGCAGGGGATGCAGCCTGTCGGGCGCGTCCCGGACTGGGCCGTTGGCCGGCAGGGGCGGAAGATCGGCAACCAGCTGTTTTACAGCCTGCCCCTGAACGCCTCGAACACCGCGGGCGCGGTCGATCTCCACGCGCCCCCGCCAGGGGCCGCGCCAGGAGGATCTGCCAAGGATGACGGCTCGAAGGCCTTTCTCTCGAGCCTCAGCGCCCACACCGACCGGCCTGGCGACACCGCGAACCTCAACCCGCAATTTGCGACCAGGCTCGCCTCGGCGATCAAGCAGGCGCAGGCCGCGGGCCTCAATGTCAGCCTCGAGTCGGCCTTCCGGGAGCCGGGGCAACTGAAGGAAAAGGGGGATACCAGCCAGGCCTCGGCCTATGACGCCGGCGGCAATAGCTCGCACTCCTATGGGCTGGCGGTCGATATCCGCGGCCTCGACGGGCCGAATGGCCCCATTACCCAGCGGTGGGCGCAGATCGCGCAGGCCAACGGCCTCAATAACCCTTACGGCGTCGGCAACGCCAAGGAGTTCAACCACTGGCAATTGCCTGCGCAGCCGCTCGAGCGCACTCCCCAACTCCTGGCGTCGCTCAAGGCCGCCAAGGCGAGCGGGGACGTGAACGCCGTCTGGAGCGCTTATTCGGGAGCGTCTCCCGAGAGCCAGGTCGCGACCCGGCAGAGCTATCCTCCGGTGGCCTCGGCGGGGGCAGCGCCAGCCCCGGCCCCTGCGGCGCCCGCTGACGTGCCTGCGGCTCAGGCGCAGCCAGTGTCGGCCAAGGCGCCTGCAGGCCAGCCAGCGGCCTCGCTTAAGGCTTCTGACGCCAATGCGCGCTATCAGGTCCTGCAGGGCATGACGACAGGCGGAGGCGGGCAGGGCGGCCGCAACCCGTTCCTGTACACCGCCATGAACCTTGCGCCTGGCGCGGGAACGCCCGCAGCGCCCGCGCCTGCCGCCCAGACCGCGCGGCCTGACTTGGCGCAGCGCGCTCCGCTCGACCAGGCCCCTCAGCCTCCGGCGCGTCCCGCGAACCTCGGTTCTCAACCCACGACCACGGTGGTCACGCCGCCCGAGCGGCCAGGCTCGCCGATGTCCTCGCTCGTTCCGAACTGGGGCGCGACCGTTCCGAATGATCCGAACACGTTGCCGGGCCGCGACGTCAACAATGAGCTCGCGATGACGCCTGGCGGCCCATCGATGGGCTATCCTGCAGTGACCAACCCTTTTGCCGACAGCATGCAGCGGTTGCTGCAGGGCCTGTTTCCAACCCGGTGACTTGAAATGGCAGACAGCGGCACGGTAATACCTGATACGAGTAAGTCGGTCGCCGATCAGTTGGCGGCCACGGCCCTGCCCCCGGTCAAGAAAAAGACGACTGCGGCGAGCGCGATCGCGCCGCTCTTCACGCCAACGCCCATTGGACCGCCGACGGGAGCGGCCGCGCAGGCCTTGGCGCCCAAGGACACGACAGTGGCGGCCGCGCCTGCTCCTGCGCCCGATGCCCCGGCTCCCGCGCCTGCTCCTGCGCCCGCGCCTGCGCCCGATGCCCCGGCTCCCGCGCCCACCACCGCGAGCGCGCCCGTAAGCGGGTTGCCGCAGGCGCAGCAAAGCGCCCTTGGGCAATGGGGACCGGCGCTCAGCGAGCTCGTCGGCAACTACCAGGCTACGCCAACTGGCCAGGCCCTGGCCAACAACCCCAACACCCCCCTGATATATTATATTCAGGGGCAGGATCAGAACCTCCAGGCGTACCCGCAAGGGAACTCAGGCGGTTTCGGATCCGGCAATAGTGGCCCGTTGAGCGGGGCGCAGCGGGATCAATTGGTCAGTAACGCCGCGCTGCTCCAGGGCCTATACAATCAGCAGCAACCAACAACCTCCCCCCCCACCCCCCCCCCGGTGATGGACCGAGAAACTGGCGA